AGAGATCACAACGCAGCATTAAACATTCTTCTGTGCTTTGTTAGCACAGACAGGCCCATACAAATGCAACGGAATGCGGGGACATTTACGGTTGGCAAGAGCATGGCGGAGATGCTTACAGCTTGCACCAATGGCAATGCAATGATTTAGGAGAAGATCTGCATTGTATATTTGATGCAATTCATACCTTTTTGGTGTGAATTAAAGAAGCAGTAAAAATTTCAGTCAAATCCTTTTCATTGTAACCAAAACGCTCATACCATTTTTCGCCATAAACTTCCTTGAGCAAAAACTTTTCCTCAGTGGAAAGGTCCGACGGATGTAATCCTGATTTTATTCCCTCTACGATGAAAAACGCGCTCTCTGCCATAGTTTTGGGAAAAGTTTTTCCGTTTATGGTGCCTGTTTCGTAATCGACATTGTTATACATTTCTTCACCAATTCGCTTGAACTTTTCAAGCTGTTCCTTCGGCATTGCATTACGTGCAAGGTCTACCATCGGATTGTTAAATAAATCACTGGTGCTTCTGTATTCACTCATTTTTCAAAATGAGATGTCGTCTATAAATGTCTTTATATGCATTCGCCATATAAGGACACTTTTTAGGTATAAAAGCTCATACTAATGTTTCAGTGCAAAGGATTTTAGTTCTGCCTTTGAACGCCCACCATCGTGTGTCGAGACACGTTCACCACCACGATACAAAACATAGTGGGGAAACCCACGAAATGACGGGTCAATTTTGTTTAACATTTCTCCCAATTCTCGTTCCCCCTTTTCTGTTCCGTCTGCCTGTATCGTCATGCACACAACATCTCCCTCATTCGCGAGGTTTTGAAAATCCGGTTTCGACTTTGTGCAATAACCGCAAAAATTCGCCTGTATCATAATAAGGATGTTTTTGTCCTTTGGTAGTTTAGGATTGATGAGGTTTCCATTTGTGTCAAAATCGGTCTTTTGTAGGTAACCGACAGGGTAGTTTAGAAACTTTGACATTTATTCTATACGAAAAATATTTTAACTCGTGAAAATCTTGTTTATCGGCTGAAAAATTCATCTATAGAAATATTTTTACACACAAATGACTATTATATTTAAGGCAAAGACAACAAACGCCTATCACATCAAACTTCTTGCTGAATTACTCGCAAATAATCTAAAAATAGCGCATTTTGTCATCGACAAAACTGGAATACGACTGTGCAAAATGGATCACCACAGACGCATCCTCGTCGATTTTGTCCTTCGTGCCGATAATTTTAGTCTGTACAAATTCAGAAGAGACAAAATGCACATTGGTGTCAATCTTAACCACTTTCATAAAATTTTGAAGACGATCAAGAAAAAGGACTCCCTGCAATTCGTCATCGATGACGAATCACTTACAGTTTTAGGTATAAAAGTCATACCTAAGGAAAACAATCGCGTCACGACGTCATATATCAACATACAGGAGGCACAAGAAATTGATATCGCTCTTCCATGTGTCACAAGCCGCCATGTATTAATCGCCTCATCAGAATTTCAAAAAATGATAAAGGACATGAGCATTATCGGAAACACCATCAATATATCCTCCAAGGGATTTTCCATCGCGTTCAGTTCAAACAACGATGGTGTGATGAGACGCGTGGTGGAATTTGGAGAAATCGACTGTTCGGATGATGATTCCTCTGAAAACGATGAAAATCAGGATTATGTTCAAAATTTTAACACAGAGCAACTTTTGCGCATCACAAAAATCGCTGGTCTCAGTCCAGTCCTCAAAATTTTCCCAAACAATCCATTGTTATTTAGGTCTAACATCGACTCAATGGGTGAAATTTCCATTTACATCAAAAGCAAGGAGCAACTGGAACAAGAAGCCGTGTCCAACACAACAGAAAAATCATACGACTCAGACTAACAACTTCTGATTAAAAATTTTCTTATTTCATACCTGTCAGGTATGAAATAAACTGCAATTTGTCCCAGAAGACGTTTAAAAAGCCGTCAATAATGAAATATAAAGAAGCAGCTGTGACATACACCAATGAAAATAGCATTTCATATTCCGATAATTGATGTGCGCGGAACAAGTGTTGCCGCCTATGATTATGCACATTACAACGAAACCATTTTGAACAATAAATCCGTGTTCGTTTCACCCATGGAAATGATGAACAGGGCGGATAAAATCGCCATGAAAAGATTTAGGGACCGGTTTGAAGTGCGTCTGTACACAGACAACATCGAACAGACCATAATCGATTGCGATGTTTTGTATGCCATAAAATATGGCATAAGGGATGGTGTTGAATCCCTGAGAATACGAACAGTCATACATTGTGTTTTCGACATGACAGATCCACATGGTGATGTTTATGCTGGTGTTTCCTCCACACTCGCACAAAAATTTGGTAGAAAATTGTATGTTCCTCACATGATAGGTCTAAAACCGGACCCCACAGGAAAAAATATGAGACGATCTCTCTGTATACCAGAGAAAGCCCGCGTATTTGGTAGATATGGAGGAATGGACACCTTCAATTTGGTGTTTGCCCACGAAATTATACAACAAGTAGCACATGAATATCCCAATGACATTTTTTTTCTCTTCGCAAACACACCAGTGTTCTGTAGCGAACCGAATGTGATACATCTTGACAAAATTGTGGAAGAGGATGAAAAAAATCGATTTATAAACACATGTGACGCACATTTAGAATGCAGTACCCTCGGTCACACGTTCGGTCTCGCGATGGGAGAATTTAGCGTCAACAACAAACCCATCATTGTATATCAGGGTCCGGTCTGGAACACTGCGCATTATGACATTCTGGGTGACAGAGCAATTTATTTCAGAGATGGGGACACATTTCGCGCCACACTTACATCGTTTTCTCCCACAGAATGGCAAACAAAGGATAACAACGCCTATCGCGAATATTCTCCAGAAAATGTAATGAGAATATTTAAAAATGTGTTTCTTGATTTTTAGCTTCAATTTTTATACCTGAATGTCTCTTTTTTGATGGATTCAATACAATGGTATGTATTGAATTCTATGACGATTTTATCTTTTTGTATCAATCAATAAACGCAAAGATGGTTCTTGTCAATAACAGAGAATTCAAAGTGTATGCACTGGACACGATCGAAAGTTTTATCGGAAGAATAGCATCCTTGATGGAGACTTTACCACAATATATCTATTTTGTCGATGGTCTGCCGTCAATGGAAACGATAACAAGGGAGGGAACAAATGTAATCGTAGAAAATATTCTCAAAACCATACAGAATGACACGGGATTTCGTTTTTCTCTTTTTTACAAAAAAAATAGGGAAAAATTAGAGGGACTTGATATCCTTGAGGATGTGCTAAAACCGTATTTGGTCTTCAATACTGAGTTGAGAGGCCTCGGTAAGGATTACATAGATGTTGTTCTGTTTGATTTCTCAGAGGATATAAAATCAATCGGTATTTTTGATGAGGTTCCAAAAGTAGAGGAAATATGGAAGGGAAAAAGAGAGGCAATCAATTCGCTCATGGAAAAAATCGACGAAAATCGCCGTGAATCAGAAGAAAAATTGAGAGAATTCGCGAGGTTTGACGAGGTAAAAAAGGGTGACGTCCTTCACAGCGAATTCAGTGTTGAAAAAATTGCCTTTAGTTTTAACCTAACAGGGTTTGACAACATAAATGCGCTTGAGATATTCAATGAAATTGTCCTCAATAAAAATATACCGTTTGCGTCGTGTGGGGAATTTTTCAAGATTCTTCGAGAAAAAGTTCCTCTCAAGGAATGGGCGGATGTAAAGGAAAATGTCATAATGTTGCGCCTGTGCCAGAACAAAACCAGTGATTTTTCACCGACAGATTACACTATCGTTATCATAGACGCGAAGAATGACACTGTCAATGTGAGGTTACAACTTGACATCAACAAAAATAATTTGGACGAAGAGGATGCGATGGATGAAATAGTTCGTGTGTTCACACCGACAATTGTCGCCGTCGAAAAAAGACAAAATTTCATCAATGGTGTGTTTTACATAGCAAATCAACGGATGAACAATTACGTGTTTTCTGATTTGGTGATGAACGACACGCTCTTCTCAAATATTCTTGCCATCAATGAGAACATGAAGACAAGTAAGAAAAAAACCGGCCTTTATGTTCACTTTGACCTGTTAGCTGTTGGTCGTGTTTTTGCCAATTTGACAGAAAAAGTTATAACACGCAGTGACTATCATTCCAACATAAATCGCGAAATGTTTCCCATTGGTTCACACTACATTCGTGTAAAAATAACACGAACGGATAGTTTGGAGACTGCCCTAAAATTTGTCGAAATGATTTGCAAACTTTTTCACATATATAACACAGAATATAACTCGGTTGTAAAAATATACCGAGAATACATACCTTCTTTCGCAAAGGAGGAACTAAAATCTACACGACCCATTGTGAAAGAAAGAGAACTAAACCTGCGCGATATTGCACCAGAAATTTTTCACCCAAATTATTCGCGAAAGTGTATTTACAAGCCCACAATAATTTCCGAGGACGATGTGCCAAAATATGGGGACAATCGCGTTGTAAAATTTCCCAAGGACGATAAATATACACGACCGCGATATTATGTATGCAACCACGACAAACACAAATTTGTCGGCCTTCGCGACAATCCATTTGACAACAAGGACAAATTTCCGTTCATTCCCTGTTGCTACATAAAGAATCAGGAATTAATAAAGGGGTCAGAATTTCGCCAATATTATCATGATGATAACCCTCCAATGCGCGAAATAAAACAACAACATTTGTTTGTCACCGACAAATTTGTCTCTGGAGGGTTATATGGTCGGTTGCCGAGAGATGTGGATGCATTGTTCAATGCATCAAGTTCTGACGCAAAATATATTTACATAAGGAAGGGTGTCGATAGGAGTCAAAGTAGTTTTCTGCAATGTGTAATGGAGGCCCTGAATTTAACCGAAAGAAAAAATTTGAGGATTGTCCTTGGGGAAAGGGAAAAATTGGCCAATGAAAATTTTGCCGCCTCATGCAGACAGGAAATGTATGACAGAACTGTTGACGAAATCATGGATGAAATTGTCAACAAAAACGTGTACATGAGTCCACGAAAATACATACACGGTGTTGAGACATATTTTGACTGCGACATCTTTTTATTCACACGTGATTCTGTCAATGGTGAACTTATTGTTCCCGACCATTTACAGGCGTATTACAAAAATAAGTCAGACAGAGATTGCATTTTTATACTGGAACACATGGGGAGCGAATCAGACAACGCAAAATACCCACAATGCGAAATGATATGCAGGTGGAATAGTGATAACGAGACAGACGTAAAATATGTGTTCAACAGAAGTGATGTCGCTGTTGAGTGTATTGAAAAAACTTTTAACGAAATGAGTGCCTACTACCTATTGAATGAACCCCTTGGGGACAGGATAATGCACATCAATGGCGAAATAATGTCTCAAACGATTGATTCCTACGGAAAAACGCGGATATTGTATGTAAATCACGGTGAAAATGTTATCACAGTGATGACGTCACCGATACCTCCTCTCAGTGTGAGGGAAGTCGATGAGAACAGACCCACATTGATAAAAATGAGTGACGCGATAAAATTTGTGGATGACATTCGCGTAGAACTTATTGGTAGAAATTTTCAAAACGACATTGACAGCCTTGTTTGTATGTCTGGAAATGTAAAAATAGCCATACCAGTGGAATACGACAAGGGTTTGGAAAAATTAAAAATTGTCAACAGTGACCTAATATGCGTCAATTTTAACGATTCTTTGCTTCGCCATCACACGGCAGCAAAAAAATATGCGCGATATTTCACAGAATATCTGTTCTGGTTTTTTTCACAACACATGGTTAAAAATTTTGTAGTGGGAAGAGATGACGCGAAAGATTCAATCGAAAAATTTGTTGAGGAAAATATCGTGATTGATCCTGTGTTTGAATTTGGAGAAGTGGCAAAATTTTTCTCATTGGACAGTGGAATATTACGCGATGGAAAAATTGTCGTGACATCAAAGGAAATACTTCTCAGGTTGGTTTTTGTTTTGAGGCTGAAGATACAGAGAAATTTTTCTGAGTTGATCAATTATCACAAACGTAAAATGATTGAGTCATATTATATGAGTTCCTCTGATTTCACCCGTCATTGGCAACAAATCGTTCTCGAGGGTTTTGGTTCCGTTTTGGGATGGATAGACAGTAAAGGATCGGAATATGTTATACACGATGAAGTTGCTGTGAACGAAAATCAACCATATTTTTTTATGAACAAATTGGTGAGCAAAAGAGTGTTTTTGGCAAAAAACACCGACACAATAGATGAGGCCCTAAATGTTGTCCTGTCTTGGACAAATGATGGCCACATGCCACTTGAGAATATCAGTGACACGAAGGACCTTGAATTTCTTCTGTTTTTCTACAGGAACCACACAAATATCGATAGTTTTCTGATAAGCGGAAGAAAAAACACATATGGCATAAAAATTCTGGGATACAGAAATAACGATGCGATTAAATTTGTCGCACTTGTGGTTGTATGAAATGTTGCAATTTTATACTAAATAGCTTCAATTCATGAACTCAAAAATTGATTTTAAACGTTTGAAAACTCATATCAAACAAGACATGAGTTCTATTCAAAAACAGAGATATACCAAGAAAAACCCGATTGAGCATGTATTGGATCGCCCTGACATGTGGGTGGGTTCTGTGCGCGAAAAACATATGGAAGAATATGTCGCCGTGTATGATGGCGACAAAATAAAAATAACAAGGACAGAAATCGACATCTCACCAGCACTTCTGCGTATATACGTCGAGGCACTGTCGAACGCCGTGGATAACGTAGAAAGAAGCCGAAAGACAAGGACACCATGCACTCTCATTGAGGTGAATGTCAACAAGGTGACAGGGGAAACGAGTGTGTGGAACGATGGTGATGTTGTTCCGGTTGAGATACACAGCGGTGAGGGCTGTTACAATCACACAATGATTTTTGGACAACTGTTGACTGGGTCAAATTATAACGACGAGGAAACCAGAATGATGTCAGGGAGAAATGGTATTGGAATTAAGGCCACCTCTATTTTTTCAAAGGAATTCACCGTTGAGGGTGTGGACCCAAAGACAAAAAAGAAATTTTCACAGAGATGGACAAATAATATGCGAAATGCTGAGGAACCAGTCGTCATTTCCATAAGTGGTGTGAAGGGATACACACTGGTGAAGTGGAAGCCAGAGTTTGGCAGGTTTGACGTCAAAGGCTACACAAACAACATCATTGATCTTTACAGAAAGTATGCAGTGGATGCTGGAATGCTAACAAAGGTGAAGGTTACATTCAATGGAAAAGTTTTACCTGTCAATGATATCGTGTCATACGCAAAATTGTATGAAAATGTCGGTGATGAGAGTATGTTTATAAAATATGGCAATTGTGAGGTTTTGCTTACACCATCCTCCGAATTTCAGGCGATTTCTTTTGCCAATGGTGTGTGCACACGTTTGGGTGGAACACATGTGGATGCTTGGTGTGAGGCATTTTTTCGCCCAATGTTGGAAAAATTCAACAAGGGTAAGAAAGACAAACCGCAAATTAACCTGAAGGATATTAAGCAATTTTTTCGTCTGTTTGTGGTGGCGACTGTGGTTAATCCGGAATTTGACAGTCAGGAGAAAGGAAAGTTGGAATCACCAAAAGTGGAGGCGCTTGTTAAACCGAGCAATATCACCGCAATACTTAAGTGGCCTGTTTGTGATCAGATCAAGGACATGATTGAGGCGAAGGACATGATGGTTTTGAAAAAAATCGAGAGAAAAAAGAAGGGATACGTGAAAATTGAGGGAATGGACCAAGCGAATTTGGCTGGCACAAAATTTTCGAAAGATTGTGTGTTAATTTTGTGTGAAGGATTGTCGGCGAAAACATACGCGGTTGCTGGTATAGAAAAAGGAGTGTATGGCAAGGCTGGAAGAGACTGGCATGGATGCCTACCCCTCGCTGGAAAATGTACCTCTGTGGGAACAGAAATCACACTGTGGAATGGTGAAATTAAAAAGGTCGAAGATGTCGTTATTGGTGATTACCTCATCAACGAATTGGGGGAAAAAACAGAGGTGAAGGAAATATTTACCGGAGAGGATGAAATGTATGAAGTGCGACAAAATGTGGCAGAAAATTACACCGTGAATAGTCAGCATACGCTTACCCTCAAAATGACCCAACATCTCAACATTAGATGGTCAGAGGAAAAGAAAACATGGACAGTGTATTTTTTCGACAGAAACGATATGACGATGAAACATAATTCCATCAGTTGTAAATTTAATGAGGGAGATGTGCGTGTGGAGAAAAAAACCAGAACTGAACTGTGTGAAGTGGATGGTTGTGAAAAATCATACGCAAACGGGAGCAAACCCACACCCCATTGCAAATCTTTTCTGACAAAAGAAGAAGGATATCAGAAAATTCTCGAAATCGCGAAACAAATTGACCCAAACGACGTCATTGACATCGACATTCAGGATTACCTAAGGCTGCCAAAAAGTACCAAAAAAATGCTCAGGGGTTTTAGAATGGAAACATACACTAAGTGGGTGAAAAAAGAGGTTTCAGTAGATCCATACATTCTTGGTCAATGGTTGGGTGATGGTTGCAAGGATGAAAGTTTTACCAGTGATGTGGAAATTAACGAGGGAATCATCAAATTTTGCGAAAGAAAGAACAGATGCGGAACAGAACACCCATTCACGTGGGAATTAAAAAAATACAACCTTTTGGAGAACAAACACATACCAATGGACTACATCGTCAATGATAAGGAAACCAGATTGCAAATTCTCGCCGGAATCATTGACACCAATGGCAATGTAGATAAAAAAACAAACGTGATCGAAATAACTCAATCAGGAGCGCATGAAAACATCATTGACAGTCTTACACTTCTTTGTCGTTCCCTCGGTCTGTCCGTTAGGCTAAACAAGAAAAACACTGCACACACTTGCAATGACGAAAAGAGAACAAAGGTTACTCACAAAATTACCATTTCAGGAGAAATGGTCAGAGAAATTCCAACACGGGTTTCGAGAAAAAACACCAAAGATTTTTACATGTCCAAAAAATCTCTTTTGACAACACCCATCAATGTTGTCGGCAAGGGTGTGGGAAAATATGTGGGTTTCCGTGTCAATGAGACAAACAGATTTCTCCTGAGAGATTTCACTGTCACACATAATTGTCTGAATGTCAGAAATTCGTCACCAAACATCATTGCACGCAACAAGGAAATCACAAATATAATAAGGGCGCTTGGTCTAAGTCATGGCACAGATTACACAATTGATGAAAATTTTGACAAATTGAGGTATGGTCGAGTTATGTGTCTAACAGACGCTGATGTCGATGGACTCCACATCGAGGGTCTAATTCTCAACATGTTTCACTATCTTTTTCCAACACTTCTTTTGCGACCAGAATCGTTTATAGTCAGCATGAAGACACCCATCGTCAGAATTCCTCGCCCACATGGCGACCTATTGTTTTACGATGAGAGAAAATTTAAAGAATTTGTTGAACAACAGACAAAAAAAGTGACATGTCGCTACTACAAGGGTTTGGGAACCACAAAACCAGAGGATGTTTCAGACACGTTTGGTATAAAAATGATAGAATACGTGATGGACGAAGAGGCCGACAAAAATATGAACAAAATTTTCGGAAGAAAACAGACCGATGACAGAAAAGAATGGCTTGAAAATTATGTTGATGGAAGAGGAATTTCCCTCGATGACACTGGTGCAAACGCGGTGTTTCCCATCTCAAACTTTATAGACAACGAGATGATCAAATTTTCTCTTGACGATTGTCACAGAAGTATTCCGTCTATGGTGGATGGTTTCAAACAAAGTCAGCGAAAGGTCTTATATGCCGTCAAAAAGAAAAATTTAAAGTATAGTGGAAAAAGTCTAAAAGTCGTGCAACTTGGTGGTTACGTGGCCGAACACACAAATTACCATCATGGCGAACAGAATTTGTATGAAACCATAACAAAAATGGCAAACGAATTTCCCGCCTCAAATAACATACCTCTACTCTATCGTGACGGACAATTTGGCTCACGTCTTCAGGGTGGACATGATGCAGCGAGTGCGAGATATATCTATACAAAAATGGACATGCTCACCAGTCTGATTTTTCGTCCCGAAGATGATGTTCTGTTAGAGCATGTCACCGATGACGGGGATGTTGTTGAGCCAGCTTTTTATGTTCCCATCATTCCGATGATCCTTGTCAACGGATGTTCTGGAATTGGCACAGGGTGGAGTTCAAATGTGCCATGTTACAATCCTCTTGACCTAATCAGGTGTATAAAAATTTGGCTTGACTCAAATGGAAATGTTTTGCAGAAAGACGATGATGACAATGTTGTGTCACTGTTTCCAGAATTGACCCCGTGGTATAGAGGATTTGACGGAAAGATCGAGAAGGTCGACAGGAATAAATATATCACACGTGGTGTGATGGAAAAGGGGACACGTGGTTCATATGTCATCACGGAATTGCCAGTGGGAACATGGACGAACAAATATCTTGATTTTTTGGAAGATTATGCAGAGGAAAAGGTCATAAAAAATATCCAAAATTTTTCCACAGTCAAAAAGGTCAATTTTGTGGTCCATCCCAACAGTGATGAAATACTTAGCGCAGAAATGTTAAAGCTACACAGCTTTGTTTATACCTCAAACATGGTTATGTTTAACGAAAAGGAACAACTCAAAAAATACACCGACACCGACCAAATCATCGACAACTTTTGTGGGGTCAGATATGAGTTATACTGCAAACGCAAGAGGCATCAGATATCAGAGATTGAGGCAAAAATTCGCGTTCTCACAAACAAGGAACGATTTATACGCGAAGTTATGTCAAAAAGTCTTAACATTATGAATGTGCCAGAAAACGAAATTATCCGCGAACTTGAAGGACGAAAATATGATAAAATCGCGAAAACAAAGGCAAAGTCAAAAATAAACACCGAAAATGACAGTGATGAGGAACATGAGAATGATGATGACGATGAGGACCAAAATGGTTGCTATGAATATTTGCTTCGTCTTCAGGTGAGGACTTTCACAAAGGAAAAGATTAACAAATTGATTGACGACATCAACGCCAAAAACAAAGAACTCAGCACTCTTATGGAAACCAGCGAAAAAACAATGTGGGTGAAGGACCTTGTGGAATTTACGGAAAAATATCACGAATTTTTAAGCGCAATGGACAAAAAAGAAAAAATCAAAGCTAAACCTAAACCTACAAGAAAAAAATAAGTCGTTTGAAATTTTGTTTGAGAGAAATTCTCAAACAAAATAAATTTCCCGTCATTGAAAATAAATGCACAACTATCACAGGAAAAAAATTATTGAAAGGGGTGAGGATACAAGAGAAGAATTTTGTGGCGCATGTTTGGCTGTTCCCTTAGCCATGGTTGGTATGGGTGTCGGAGCCGCTGGTGCAACAACAAAGGGAAGTCACCAGAAGTCAAAAAAGATTTTGTTGTGGTCTGGTATATTCACCGTCATTTTGGCACTTCTGATTGCCATATACTTTTTGTATATTAAAAAGTGTAGCACTTGTCGATAACAGCTTCAACTTTTATACCTAAAACATCTGTTTTTGTAGCATTCAATGTCATGATATGTAATTTATTTCGATCGAAATAAATTAAGCGGTTGGTGCTGAATTTTTCAAAGCTTCTTTAAGCTCAGGCAAATCAAAATCTTCCACCATAAATTTCATGAAGTTCTCCTGAAGATCTTTCTCTGTTTCCTTAATTCCCGCCGCATCTCGGGCCTTTTTGTATTTATCAAGATATTTGTCCTTAAACGTCGCGTCCATTAGATCAAGTTCATCCACACGATGGACTGTGTCCACAAGGACACCAAGAACCTCTGCCATCTTCTTTTTGTGTTCAAGAAAGGTCCACAAAAGTTGCGCCTTTTTGACACGCAGTGTAATATATGTCTCATATGGGTCATCATATGCTCCCTTGCCTTTTTGGGCATCATGGGATTCCTGTAGAAGTGCCTCCTCTCGTTCCTTGATTTCGCGGATGGTTTCCTGTTCCTCTTGTTTCTTCGCCTTGACCTGTGTGCTGATAGATTCTGCCATGTCTTTGCGGATGTCAATTTCCTTTACATCAGCAGAATATCGCGACGAGAGTGTTAGAGGAAATGGTCGCCCCACATATGTGTGAAAAATTTGGTGATACGAGTCCACATTTCGGATCAAGAATTCTGACCTCTGGTTTGCCTCAACTTCGCTGTCATAATTTCCGCGCAATTTAGCATAACCATACACACCATTTTCATTTGGCGTGGACCCTTTTGCCGGAATGAAGGAAACGAGGCCAAATCGCTGCAAAGGTGGAGGAGGATCGGCATATGTGCGATCGACTCGTGGAAATTTGGATACAAAATCCGTGTTGTTTAATTCGTTGACAGCATCTTTTGTCTGTTTATCTGTGAGTGGTGGTGTAAATTGTTGTGGAAACCATTTGTTCTCTCTATTTCTGTCTTCGGGAGCAGTGAGCGAGCTTTCTGTTTGTTCTGCCATTTTTTTACATTGCACATTTCTATAAACCATAATTTTATAGCATTTTGCTATAAAATTTATCAATCGATGCATAAAGCGACATTCACAGTGATTCGGTGGATCACGCGTTCGTACTTTACAACGAAAAAATTATATGCGGAAGAAATTTCAACCATGTTTGTCTTCACCGTGGTATAAATTGATGAATCTTTTCTTCTTTCTCTCTTCGCAATTGTTCCAGCGATCAGAATCATTTTGTTCATCACATCATTTCTGTCAAGTGTGTAAAAAACTGGTTTGTCGTCTATGTTTATCACAAAAATTCCTCCCTCCTCACATTTTTCACATCCAACTTCGTCACCTCTACTCTCAACATCACTACTCTCATAGCTTTCATTTTCTTCCTCGTCCTCCTCTACACTGCCATCAGTGTCACTCTCATCCTCTTCATCCCCATCCTCTTCGTCCCCATCCTCTTCAGTCTCTTCATCCCCATCCTCTTCAGCCTCTTCATCCCCATCCTCTTCATCCCCATCCTCTTCAACCTCTTCATCCCTGTCCTCTTCATCCCCAGCCTCTTCATCTCCTCCATCTGTATCCTTCCCTTCATTCACAACCTTTTCCTCATTATCACAAATTTTTTCTGTAACATCAGTTACTTGGTCGACATTTACCTTTTGCTCATTGACATTATTTTTCTCATCAATGACATTTGTGTTTTCTGTAGTTTCAAGTTCCTCCTTGGTGTTGCACAAATTTTTTTTCCTGTTATTTTTAGGCATGGTTGACAATTTTTTTATTACCATCAAAACTTTAAACGAGTTTTGCAAAGTTTATAAAATTGACTTTAGTTTTCTTTTCATAATTGAAAAAAAACAATGCAGGAATCGATGCTGAGAAATTATACAAACAAGGAGAGAGAGCGATTAACCGCCACTAAACATGTCGAAGGGGAATCTTCCCCTTTGGTAAAAAAGTCTCCCTCTCAGGTAGAGAAATCATCCGATTATCAACAACGGCATAAATCTGTCGTGAAAAATTCTCCCCTGTTGACCAAAGATGACGAAGGAAAAAAATCAGAAGAAAGTTCAGGCACAAACACTTCAAAATCGTTCAGACGGGAAGAAAAAGACACATCTAAAGCTTTAAATTTTTTTTCTATATCAAAAGAAAGTATGTCTTCTCAATCTTTGTCCATTAAACATCGAAATTTAACACAAACAGACGATTCTGGCGATAAATTATCACGAGATCGTCCATCCCCTGTTAAGGACCCATTGTTCGTGAAACCAAGGGAAATACTTTCTCGCGAAAATATTGACGTCAAATTTGACGCAAGTGGAAATATTGTGCTGAGTGAGAGTGACACAAAAGTTCGCGTCACAAATACAGTGAATCACGGAATTCTTCTCTCAAGGTACAGAAAGGATGGGAAGTTGTCAGAAAAAACATTGGAATGTCTTGAGCGTGTGAAAGAAGTGACAAAAAAATATTCCGTCGTCATGCATCGCAGGGAAGATGAGGGTTTTGAGGATTTTCACACACGTGTCGGTAAAAAAATCACAGAGTTAAACGACAAGGTAAGACAAAATTTTGAGAACCGTATAACGGAGAACGAAATTCTGAATGACTCACATACAACCGATATTGGTATGATTCAAACGAGAAAAGATTTTGAGGACACAATGCGTTTTTTCACACCACGATTTTTTAGTAGCAGGATGAACACCGAACCCTCCATGAACAAATTTCACTATGTCTCAATGTGCGAACCCCACAGAATTAGTTTTAGCTTTGAAAATCAGACCGAAGAGGGAGCATTTTGGCGTATGTATCAGGACAATGTCTATGATTCCATTGACAACATTCCAATTGGAATCGGTGAGGTTGTCAATCCTGACAAAATGTCGGATGAAAAATATTACATGCCCCTTTTAGTGGATGTTGATATCAAGGTTGAACTTGACAACGAGGAGAAAATGGACAAATACACGGAAATCTCGCTTGACGGAAAACATCTGTATAATGAGGGTCACGTAAAGAAACTCATTCGTTATTATCAGGAAATTATTATGGAATGCACGACAAATGTCAAGGGTGAAAATCTTGTGTGCATGCTTTTGGAAAAACCCAGCTATATATGCTCCACAGAGAACGATAAAAAAGAAACGTTCAAAAGTGGTTTTCATCTGCACTTTCCAAAGATTTTCATGAACCTGTCACATATGCGCAACCATGTCATTTTTCGCGTTCAGGAGATGGCGAAGACGGATAAACTTTTTGATGATTTGCCTAACGATGTAGTGAATAGGGATAATCTGATAGATGCGGCTGTTACCACAAATCCATGGCTTCTATATGGAAGTCGCAAAAAATCCAACTACAAACCATACACATATTCGCGATTGTATGACCACGCACTTAATGTCGTAAGTTTGGTTAAGGGATTGGGTGATATGTCAATCGCGGTGAGTGACGAATTTATCATCAATCCACATTCGTATGAATTTCCTAAGTGCAAAAGTCGCAATCTGTCGCATGAAGAACGCATCAAATATTTTCTGCCAATGTTGTTGAGCACACACGTGTTCCATAGTTTTGACACACGTAAAAAATATTTTAAACAACCATCCCTAAAAATCCAGAACCTAATAGAGAGTGAAAAACTTAAAAAGGAAATGGAAAAACGAGAGAGAAAACAGAAATATGAGGGCTATGAAGAATTAGACGCGCGAGATGATGCGCGTATAGAAAGGGATATTGATGAGGCCAGCCACCTTCTGCAATGTCTCACATCAAAGTATTACACTGACTACAAATTGTGGAATAAAATAGGTTTCTATCTTTTTCAGATAAGCAAGGGAAATGACAGTGGTCTCGATCTGTGGCGTGATTTTTCTGGACAGCGTGCAGGTGGAGAACATGGATGTGACAGATATTGGGAAGGATTTCGCAGAAGTAACATCAGCATGTCCTTCTCTGGTCTAGCAAAAATTCGCCAATTAGTGAATGATTGCAAAGACATCATCAAGGGTGTTGAAAAAACTTCAAAGGAAGACGACAAGCGGGAATCCGAATGTGATATATACCAACAATTTATTCATCGTTTTATCAACACTGACGAACTTCTCGGTGATGCCGATGGGGGTGATTTTCTGCACGAAGTTTACGGGGACCAAGTGGTTTATACAAATTTGATGCTCAAACAGGGAACAATTTATCGATTCAAGTACAACAGATGGACAAATGTGAACACAGACATCGAACCACAGCGTGTCTTTACACGTCTCAGGACGATGATAACGAACAAAATCCTACCAGATATGGAGAAGGAACTTGAGGGAGAATTGCGGGACAACGATGACAGTAATAAAAATAAGGGAAGGGGGTCAAAATTTTCTGATGCATCTGAGAAAAACATTCGCGCTGATTATATGGAGAAACGCAAAAAATTACAGAACCTCAAGAAAATTTTCGCGTCAAGATTGTACACAAATCGCGCAACACAATGTAGTATGGAACATTTTCTGGATGTGGAATTTGAGGACAAACTTGACACGGATCCGATGCTCATCGGTTTCAAAAACGGGGTTTATGATCTTCGGCTGAATGAATTCCGAGAGGGTCATCCAGACGATCACATCAGCAAGACGATGAACGTGGATTACAGAGAATTTGATAGAAACGATGTCGGCATGAAATTTGTACGCAGATTTTTCAAACAACTTTTTCCCGATGCAAATGTGCGTGATTATTTTCTCAGTGTCCTTTCGACTATTTTTGAGGGAGGCAACTATCAGAAAATTATACAGTTTTGGACTGGTGTGGGTCACAATGGTAAGACAATTATGCAACATTTTTTGGAACAGATTTTTGGACCATATGCCGGAAAGGCTCCAACAGAACTTATCACAGGAAGAAAACCAGATGCTCATGGTGCAAATGCTGTGATGGCACGCCTTGGTGGAGGTGTCAGATGGTTGGTTTTGGATGAACCGAATCGGACGGAGCAGGTAAATGGCGGAACAATGAAACAACTGACAGGAAATGATTCTCTGTATGCGAGAGATTTATACCAAGCAGGTAAAAATGTGAAGGAAATCACGCCAATGTTTAAAGTTGCAGTCATTTGTAACATATTGCCAAAATTCAATGATCCAGATAAGGCAGCTCTGGATCGTGTTCGCGTTATTCCATTCGAAGCGCGATTTTTGAACGACGAAGATTACAGGGAAGAAATCACACGAATTTTGCAAATGAAAATTTCTAACGAGGAAAGGAAGGAGAAAATTGACATGCTGTTCCGTGCCGACAATCAAATCGACATCAAACTTAAGGCATACTCAGAACAATTTGCCTTCACACTGCTTGAGCATCGCAAAAAGATCGGAAGACAGTTTGTTATACCTGAAAAGGTCAAATGTGCAACAGAACAATACAAGAAGACAAACTTTCTTATCTCTGAATTTCTGGATAACGAGATCGTCAAGGTTGAACCGTCCAAACGCGCACAGCTACGTTTGTCTGATATCGAAATCGCGTTCAAGGACTTCTGTAACGCGAAAAGTAATCGCCCCCCGACAACAGAGGAATTACACAAATATATCAAAGTTTTGTGGGGAATTCCTGACAACGAAACGCTCACCGGTGCAACTCTCTTCAAGAACAGAAGATTACGCGATGAACATGACGCCAAGTGTTTTGACATGGACGGAAGTGGTGATGGTGATTCTCCCAATTCCAATCGTTGCGATGAACTCACACTTGACGCCATACTTCATCGCAATGAACTCGGATCAGACGACGAAGCTGAGGACACCGATATACAGAGAAAAGTACTTGACATCGACTCAGACGACTATTGAACCTTGCATTTTTGTTATTGTTTTTTGTTCGACAAAAAACAATCGCCGGTGAATGTCAACATATGAAAACCGCATATAAAAGTATATTTTAGGTATAAAAGTTGAACCTAAAATTTTAAAAACACGTGTGTTTTGACTGTTAGAAAAATAAATTTGATTTTTCTTTTCATTGTGTGTGACGTTGTATAACAATGGAACGCATTACAAGAGACATTGAAAGTATAACATTTGGCCTTCTGTCAAGTGAGGAAATTCTCAGGATGTCAGTGGCAAAAATCGACAACACAAAATTATCGGGACCATCTTCTGTCTATGACGACAGACTCGGGACGATAAGCGATGTGGAATGCAAAACCTGTTATCAGGGAAGTAAGTTGTGCACTGGTCATTTTGGACACGTTGAACTGGTGGAAAGTATAATTAACCCACTGTTTTACAAAGAAGTGCGCGATTTTTTGAATTGCATCTGTATGAAATGCAATCGATTTCTGTTATTGAAGGAACAGTTGCACCTTTATGGTTTTATGCGTCACAAGGGACAGAAACGTTTTGTGAAAATTTTGGAAAAACTGAAGAAGATCGATCAATGCTGTCACTGTGACTCTTCCCATCCCGACATAAAATACATATCATCAGAAAACAACATTGCAATGGTTTATCACAACAAAACAGAGGGAAAAATATGCATCACACTTTCTGTTGACGAAATCGACAAAATTTTCAGTAATATACCAACATCAGACATTGAGTTGATGGGTTTTGACGTCTCTCTGGTTCATCCGAGAAATTTTGTGATGAAATATTTTCCTGTCATACCAATATGTGCGCGACCATACATCATGATTGACGGAATTCTATGTGATGACGATTTAACAATACAAATAATGGAAATCATAAAGGCAAACAACCATCTCGTTGAAAAACCCGACCAACCACCAATGCAACTCGTCAAGAAACAGAAACATTTGCAGAGCCTAAAGTTTCGCATATCGACATTTTATAACAATTGTGTTGCACCAGAGACGCCCATATTGATGTGGAATGGCTCAATCAAGCGAGCTGATGAAATTATCATCGGAGATCGCCTCATAGGAGACGATGGAAAGATGCGCATTGTTCATGCTCTGTTTGATGGTGATGACGACATGTATGAGGTCTCACAGGCGAGAGGTGACACATATTACGTCAATGGAAACCATTTTATTACACTCAGGTTTGAACTTCAGGGCAACATTTTATTTAACCCCACACTAAGGGAATGGCGAATTTTTTGGTTTGATGAGGAAACTTTTGAGGTAAAACAAAGGGACTTCAAATCTATAAGGGAAAAGGACATTTTCAAAAACGCCCTCAGTGAAAAAGAAATTTTTGACATACCCGTTGTTGCCTATCTCAATATACCAGAGGAGGACAGGAAATTTTTTTATGGCGTCAAACTTAACACATCAGTGAAGTGGCCATACCAAAGAGTAGAAATGTGCCCGTATGCCATTGGATGGTATATAGGTAAGGGTTTTGAATGTCGTCACCCATCAGTGACGGAAATGTGGATGATTGTGTGTTCCTCAACACAATCCGTTCATTCATTTGAAAAAAATCGGGATTTGTTTTGCCTTGTTCCACATGAAAGTTCGCACATTTGCAAAATTCTCGAGGAATATAATCTTTTGACAGAAAAACCTCACATTCCTCGACAATATATTGTCAACAATTTGTTGGTTCGCAAAAAATTGTTGGAGGGTCTTGTGGATTCAATGGGTGAAATTGTCGAACAGTATGGAACGGTCGTGTTTAAGGAGAACGGAAACACTCCTCTGTTTGAGGACATCATATTTCTTGTCAATTCTCTTGCCTTGAGCACAACGATGGAAGAAATCGACGAATTGTCGGTCGATGGAATTTTCTGTAAAAACAGAAATCTTATGGTGAGTGGTGAATTTCTTTGTCTGTTAAATTTAAAAGTCCATGGGCAAAATGCACTCGCAAAAAGCAAATTTACAGCACTACAACAAACAGAAATATCTGTAAAACCATCATCGCATTCAAAATTTGTCGGAATTTCAGTCGATCAAAATAAACGCTTTCTTCTCGGTGATTTTACAATAACACGCAATAGTCAAGGAAAGGCAAAACACACAACAAACAGTCGCCCAATAAAAGGGCTCAAGGAAAGAATGACAGGAAAGGATGGACAGATGCGCAGTAATTTATTAGGAAAAAGGTGCGTCTCTGCGGAGACACCGATTGTTTTGTTTGACAAATGTGCAACAAAACTCGCAAGAGATATATGTATCGGTGACGTTCTCATTGGTGATGACGGAATGTCAAGAATCGTCAGATCAACGACACGTGGATTTGACAAGTTGTATGAGGTAAGACAATCATCAGGGGATAATTACAGAGTAAATTCTGAACACGTTTTGACACTTTTATATGAGGGCCATGGTAGAATCTGTGTGAATGAATGCAAAAGAATTTTTGTGAAGTGGTATGATCGCGATGTGAAAAAAATTCGCGAGAAAAGTTTTTCAACAGAGGTAAGGGCGAGAAAATTTTTGCTGACAATAGATCTTAACCCAATTATCGACATTCCCATATGTGATTATATTTCCCTTGAATTAGACGTGAAAAAACAGATGCGTGGAATAAAGTTAAGTTCCCCCGTAATATGGGATAAAAAAGAAATCACTGTCAGTCCTGAAACTGTGGGAAGGCAAGCAGTTTTTGGTCAAATAATTCCTCACAATTACATACACAACGACATTCAAACAAGGGTTGGTGTTTTTATGGGAATTGTAAAAATGATGACGCACTATGGTCTTGATAAAATCGTTAGATATAAGGGAAATGACTATGCCGGAGGCATTATCCTTCTGATGCGCACCTTGGGTATAATGCCGCGAATTGATGGGTCATGTCTGATCGTAGACAAGAAGGAGGTAGATTTTCTCTTCAATGACACAAATCGTTCAAACAGTTGTGAGATTGACGTGATTGAATGTGGTCTTGGCGAATTTTGTGGATTTGAGGTTGATGGAAACTACAGATTTTTATTGGGTGATTTCACTATCACACACAACTGTGAACAAACAGGGCGAACCGTCATTGGTCCGGATCCCACGTTGAAAGTGGGTGAATTGGCTGTTCCACAAGACATGGCGGAAATTTTGACGGTTCCTGTGAAAGTCACGGAACTAAATTATGAGAGAATGGTTCGAGTTGTTCTTGAAGGAAAGGCAAATTATCTCCTGAGAGGTGGAAATTCACGCATCACTCTTAAGCACGCTCTGAAACACAACAAAGGAACCCTGTTGTTGAAGGGTGATGAAATTATTAGGTCAAGTGGAAAAATCGAAAAAGTTTCGAACGAATTTGAGGTGCTAAAGGAGGGAGACAATGTCAGACGTAACGGTGTGATGTTGGAAAATCTGGTCTATCCGCGTCCGGAAAAATATATGCCAAACATCGGAGATGTCATCGAACAGAAATTACACGACGGTTGTGTTGTGATATTAAACAGACAACCTACTCTGCACAAGGCATCAATGCAGGCAATGCGTGTTGTCGTAAAGCCCTACAAAACGCTTCGTATGAATTTGTCAATCACGAAGGGATTTAACGGTGATTTTGACGGAGACGAAATGAACATACACAACATTGCCTCACGAGAAGCGCAGGTGGAACTACTAAATCTTTCGACACCTATACACAACATGATTTCAGCACAATCAAGTAAGCCTAATTTGGCGATAGTGCAAGATTCCTCACTGGGAGCATACAGAATGACAAAGGGTGTATGTCGTATAGAAAAGTCTGTGTTTTTGAATATTGTAATGAAACTTTCTGTGCCAATGGACAAACTTCGCGCAAAATTAATACACATAAACGCCATAACTAAACAGCTCGGAAAAAAGGGTGGATGTTTTACGGGAAAGGGTTTGTTTTCACTTCTTTTACCGACGAGCTTGAATTACGACAAATACAACAATGCTGACATCGATGAACCGACAGTGCACATACACAGGGGTGTGATGTATGAAGGCGCGCTTGACAAGTTAATTCTGGGGTCAGCGCATAACTCTCTCATACAGATCATATACAAAGAATATAGCCCTGAAATGGCTGGAGATTTTATAGACAATGTGCAATTTATGACGAACAATTGGTTGTTGTGTACAGGATTCAGCGTGGGATTTGGAGATTGTGTCACAATAGACCCGAATCAGGTTGTTGAGACGGAAAATATTATACAAAAATCGTATATGGAAGCAGAGGCGATCAAGACAACGACAAACCATGCTGGCATACGAGAATTGCGTGTAATGGCGGCGCTCAACAAAGCGAAAGACATCGGAATGAGAATTGCGAAAGACAATCTTGCAAGGGACAATAATTTTCTGAGCACAGTTAGGTCTGGCAGCAAGGGCGACTTTTTCAACATTGCTCAGATTTCTGGAATTTTGGGACAACAAACGATTGTAAATCAAAGAATTCAGCCTGTTCTAAACCACAACAAACGAACATTGCCACATTACCCATTTGAGACAGTTTCACTTGAAATGGAGTATGAATCGTGTGGTTTTGTTTCATCATCGTTTATGAAGGGATTAAATCCGAGACAATTTTTTTTCCACGCAATGGCGGGGAGGCTTGGTTTAATCGACACCGCGATGAACACAAGTCGTTCGGGATACATTCAAAGGAAAATCACAAAATTGACAGAGGACATTTCTATCCAAAATGACAACACAGTTCGTGACACAATAGGTCGTGTTTATCAGTTATCGTATGGAGAGGATGGATTAGACCCAACACAAACTGTCAAAGCAAAACAGACAGGAGAAGTGTGTGATGTCAGTAGATTAGTAGATCGATTGAACATGCAACACGAATTGAGAAAAAAAATGGGAAAGTAATTTTAGGTCTAATTTTTATACCGAATTTCGGTATAAAAATGAAATTTTCTCAAGAAATTTGGGCTGATGGCAACAATGTCAGGCAAAAGAACATATGACGATGTCGTAAAAATATTTTCTGATAATAATTGTTTGTTACAGACAACGAAGGAAGAGTATGACGAAATGAAAAAACCATCAGGGAGAAAATTTAAATTTGTGGCCGCCTGTGGACATGACAACACCACGACACTGATGCATTTTGTGAGAGAAAAAACCGGAATGTTTTGTAAGCCATGCATGAGGGAAAAATTTCGTGTCAAAATGATAGAGAGAAATAAATGTGACGACAAAATTTCAAGCGTGGGAAATATGTTGGAAAAAGTGTCTTTTGACGCGATGAGAGAAATTCTGTGCGAAGATTTTGATGTCATGTGGACAAACAGGGGATGCAGTGCTGATTTCATAGTCAGGGCAAAAAATGTCAACACAAATGCATGGCTTGGTGTACAACTGAAAGCAACACAAAAAATGAATCAATTGGCATGTGGACACATTTTTAACCTAAACGGCAACAGGTATGAAAATATGGTAATATTGTTCCATTGTGTGAGTGATTCCCTGATGTGGCTGGTGCCATTTGACGCAATCGTTCGCAGCGGCTCAATAATAATGGGAACGACAGAAAAATCGAGATATTTTGAGTACAGAATCTGTAAAACAGACCTGTCACCCGCCCTGTTAAAATATTTCGGTGTGATGAAATTGGACACGTCAGAAAATTTTATGGTGCCAAAAAGTCGGACCAACAAAATTGAACACAAATATAGGACAATCAGAGAAACGTGCTGTGATTTTTTGCATTTTGTAAACACAGAAACAGAAGGAAGTTACTACGACTTTGCGGTCAATGGAAAAAATGTAAAAGAAAGGGTGGCTGGTTTTGACCACACCAAACCAGAAAGTTTTATAGTTTTTCTCACACGTGGATTAGGCAACATCAACTATGCAAACGGAATGAACGATTTTTACTGGTTTAACATATCTAACATGGACATTTTTTACGTAATTCCGGAAAATGTCATGATTGAGAACGGTTTTATCGATTCCGGCAAAAACACAAAGCTGAAGAAATATTTTCGCATTTGCCTGAGATCTAGGGACAATTGGCGTTCTAAGTACCAATTTGACTACAAAAATCTCGACAGAGAGAAATTGTCCACCCTCATCGACACCGGCCACCTGTAACAGCAAATTTCAAGCCTTTTTATACCTCATCCGGTATAAAAATTCATCCATAAACTTTGGAATACAAACTGACAATCTCTCCACGACCAATGGAATTTTGTCGCGCGGTGTTTTCGCTTTCTGAGTAATCCAAGGACGAAAATCTTTCTATCAACATTGAGATGTCAATTTTTGCCTTAATCCAGTGCCAACTTTTTGGATTTAACTCAAGGAGTCTCATTTGTAAAATTTTGCCACATTTTCCACCGTATGCCAAAATCACAAAATCCGCCCCAGATGGTGGTGTGGGTTGTCCTGCTTCTTTAATTCACACCAAAAAGGTATGAATTGCATCAAATATACAATGCAGATCTTCTCCTAAATCATTGCATTGCCATTGATGCAAGCTGTAAGCATCTCCGCCATGCTCTTGCCAACCGTAAATGTCCCCGCATTCCGTTGCATTTGTATGGGCCTGTCTGTGCTAACAAAGCACAGAAGAATGTTTAATGCTGCGTTGTGATCTCT